GAAGCTTAGATCCGGGATTCTTTGCTCTAAAGTGTGCAACACCCTTAGAGGTTAATCCAGCACCCTTTTCAGTAGGTCTGAAGTATCCTTTGGAGTCTGCTCCTCTGGATTCACAGAATGTTTTAAAGTCTATCATGATGGCTCTTGTTCTTTATAAGGTGTGTTGTTCACTGCACCTTTATTCTTAAGGCGCTGTTGTGGTCTAGCAACGACAGAAGGTGTAGGTGTGGATACATTAGGATATGCAGTCGGTTTATCACCGATTGATACGTCACCAAACATACCCTCTTCTTTGACCTGTGAGTCCTTGAAGTCTTGGGCAGTAGGTGCACCTTCGGAACCAGGCTTACGCATACGTTCACCAGAGCCACGCTTGATTCTCTCACGTTTGGCATGGATGCGATCCCATAGACCAATTTTACCTTCAGATACAGGATCATGTTCACCCGACATATAGTCAGATACTGTATCAATATGATCAGATGCTTTAGAGATCTTTGACTGTACCCATGCAGGTAGTTTTGCATTAGGGCCCTTGATCTTGGACTTGATATTTTTGATTCCACGTTCTGCAGTCTCTAGTTCATTCTTGGCCATACCGCCTTCATTATCGACTTCTTCATTGGTAGCTACATCATCATAGTCAACCTTAGGCTTCTTTGGCTTGATCTTGATAGAAGGAATCATGATGTTGACTGGTGTAGGAACTGAACTACCAGGATCATATGCATCTTCATCCATAGTCTGTTTGAATCGTTTCATTGCCTGACGACGTTTCAACTGCTTAGTAGTATCCTTTGACTCTAGATCTTTATCATAACCGATATCAACGGGTTTTGCGCCAGGAGCCATTTCATCTCTGACGTTAGGAATGATATATCTTGTCTCTTCGTATGGATTCAGTGCCATGCTGGATGGCATGGTAGCAGGCGCGTGTGGAGTAATGTACTTCTTTGCATAGTGCTCACTCTCGTGATCAATCTTACGAGCGTGCTTTATCTTCTTAGCAGCTGCAGATTGAGCAGTCTTACGTTCTTTCTCAGCACCAGCTCTGATCTTGAGTGACATCTTTTCGACAGGTGATAAGTACTGCTCATTGATGCCCATGTGCGCACGGACTGAATCGTACATAGGTTTAGCGATCGATGGATGAGTTCCAGCTGCGAATGCTTTAAAGTTACCTGATGCGGCGTGTGCTCTTAACTTGGATGCAGACATACCTTCTGCACCTTCGGCATCAGGATCTCTATTGCCTGCAGATATTACATTGAGATGTGGGATATAGAAGTGCTTAGTAGGATCATAGTCAGGTGAGTCAGGATGCTTATTGTACTTGCTCAATAGATTGTGGAACTCATCGACACGATCAGAACCAACGACGAGAGTACCGTGCGTAGTACCCTTGGCTGCAAGATGACGAGCTGCATCTAGAACTGTCTTTACTGCACCACCAGAATGGATATTGGCACCTGGGAACATCTTCTTCATGAACCCAATCTTTTCAGAGTGGGGTAATGGATTCTTCTTTGAATCGTGAGACTGCGATGCAAAGATGGTGTGTGATGCACCCTTGGCTGCAGCTGTATCTTGAACCTTCTTGATCAGCTTACCGTGACCTTCTTGTGTAGGTGGATTAAACCTACCGAAGGTGAATACTGCATGCTTCTCAGTTTGTTCCCTGACCGAGTTAGTGGTCGGAGTCATATCAATGTCGGTTATAGGTTGACCGGTAGCAGTCGTGCCACCCTTCTTAGAGAATTCTAATCTATTTTTAATTTTGTCTAATAAGTTGGTCATTGACTACCCCGTGTTTTCTTATATTTATATTAATTAATCTCCACCGCCACCTGAACTGCTGCTCTTACCAGGATATTGCATCTGGATAGTACCATCTGCCATACGAATAGGCACTTTATGTATTGGTATCTTCTTACCAGACGCGTCTCTGACGACCATCTCTCTGATCTGTTTAATAGTTTTCATTACTTTTTACCATGATAGTTATTATGGAATGTCTTGAGAATATGCTTAAGATGATTATCTTGAGTATCCGCATCAGCTATATTAGCACCAATATAGGTATTAATGACTGTAGGTGATGCATCTCCAGTAGAAGCACCAGCTCCTCGGACGGCTCCACCACCAATACCAGTACCAGCATAGGTCTCAGTAACACCACGCGGTGCAAAGTTAGCTCTAGAGAATTCTGCACGATCAACAAACTTAGTAGGACGATTACCTCTTACAACAACGAATCCTTCAGGTTTAGCAGGCTTACCTTTGATAGTATGATTAAATTCTGACTGTGATGATAGTGCATTAGTCAGAACATCTTTAGCCTTTTGTAGATGGTGGTGCATCTTGAGTACATTATCAAAGTGATGAGCAGTTGCTGCAACGTGTGCAATGTTAGCATTATGCTCATCAGATTTCTTTTGTTGAGAAGCTGGAGTCTTAACTGATAAGATAGCTTTAGACTTTTGAGCATTCATAAAAGCCAATAGACCTTGAGTTGATGGTTTAGATCCATCACGTACTGTACTATTGATATAGGTCTTTACTGCCATCATATGAGGTGACACAGCATCATGGGCTTCTCTTGGAGTAGTTGCAAATGTTCTAGATGCAGCATCGATATGCTTCTTGAACTCAGCTTGTTGCTTTGGTGTATATTGAATCTTATCCAGAGGGTGTTGAGTAGAGATCATATGCACATCTGAATGCTTATTGAAGTGATCTAGATTAGGAGCATACTCAGCCTTCATACCGGCAAGTGAGTCTCCATTATAGGCAGTATGTAGTGCAACACCGATTTTAGAGTTACGCGCCTTATTAGCTTGAGGCGATCCATTAGGTGCAGAGTACGTGATAGTATTAGGAGTGAAGGATACACCATTGCCATCTGAATGGATATCCTCAGGAGTGTGCATAATGTCACCTTGATAGACACCCTGTGGAGGAGTCACCTTAGGAAGGTGTAATAGAGCCGCCTTGAGTTTAGCTACTAGACCCGGTGCATGACCGTGGTTGGCTTCAATATCTTCAGGAGTATAGTTGATCTTAGGATTCTTATTGAATGCAGACTTAGAAGCCACAAAAAACTTACCGTTATCTGGGTTACGTCCAAAAATGACAGAAGGTGACCCATCGTATTTCATGGTCACCTTTGTGTCGTTCCGTTTACCTTGTAATTTGTTATGCACATCCATGAGATTATTGTACGCGTGACTAAACCCTTCATGACCAGCATTGATGACGTGGTCTTCAGCATGTTCTAGATGGGTTAGTTTTTCTTCATTGGATTCCATAGATTCAACAACGAACTGTTTAAATTTGTACATAATCAACTCCGGATGCTTGTGATCTATTTATACTAACGATGTGCACTATTTTTATAATTTTACTTTTGGTTTAATAGTTCCACTCGTTACGCGTTCAATGATAACATCGGATTTCTTGACTTCTTTAATAGCTTCAATCTTACCAAGATTTGATGGACTGTTATTGATAAAAATAACCTTATGACCTTTAAAATAGTTAGCAGCAGCGGTAGCAAATTTGTCCTCAGCTGCTGCAAATTTATCAGGAGCTAGCTTTTTCATCTGATCCATGATAGAACCAGACATCTCAGTGCGTGTACCACCAAGCTTATGCTCGGTGCGGATATTATCCAGTGCTATAATGATATCTGATAGTGGAGTAGTACCACCAAGTTTAAAATCTGATGCATATCCATCACGGCCGACCTTAACAGCCTTAATTTCAAACTTGCCATTACTTGCTACCAAATCAACGCCAGCAGATGATCCTCCACCTAGATGAGCTGAATTGATTAAAAAATAGAGTGTGACTTCACCGGGTCCAACTCCTTTTAGATTATAATTATGCATTTTGGCAAACATAGCAGCATCTTCGCTCTTTAGTTTGCTGATGATGCTGTTCAACTTATTCATATCAACAGCATCAATAGTTTGATCTAGATCAAACTTTGGGAAAAAGTGCATATTAAAAATATATTGAATCTCTTTTTTATGCTTTATACTCTCAAAGTCCGAAGCAGACAAGTTAAAAGATGTTACATGTAATGCACGTTTGATAAATTCTTTGTCCATAATTATCTCCTTTCGGATATTTATAAAATCCAGGCAGGTGCTTCACGCTTCTTCCATGAATGGAGCTTAGACTTGCCATGTTTGTAATAATTCCTGTAGTTAGTTACAGGATCATCAGAGATGATGTATTCTTTATCCATACAGCACGGGATTGGTGTAGGATCCCATGTCTTAAGATTAAGGGGTGGCGATTGGATCAGATACCCAAGCTTAACCATAGTAGCATGGCGCTTATGATAACGATGGGTATACTCATCACTAAGAGCAAAAAGATGATCAACCAACCAGCTATAGTTACTAACGGACTCCCTTGCCCAGACAGCAGAAGGATGATTAATATGAGTAGCATTATAAAGTATGTCATTACGACCGTCTCCTAGAACCCATACCTTTTTCTTACGACGTTTGCCGTCCTTTTCGAGAGTAACTTCTACCTGCATCCCATCTAGAACACGATGAGCTGTAGATAGAAGTTGTGCAGTCTCTAAAATCATCTTAACGACATGTTTATCTACTTGCTGTTGAGCAGCGATAATCGGATCAGTATCGATATAGAAGATATTAATTGTAGTTCTCCTTAAACGGTTTCATCCACGATATTAACAAATACAAACTTTTGTTCTTCTGGCCAGGTATTTAAGTAGCCATTGTCTATATCAAATAGCTCTAGATACTCTTCAGTCGTAATAGGACGAGATGCTGCAACTAGTTCACCTAGATGCTGTTGAGAGAATTCTAAGAACTCGTCATTAAAATTACCTTCAATATTCTTCTTTACTTCTGCAACTGCAGCATGTTCACTTGTAGCCTCAACTACATATCTTAGACGGTGTGTTGAGATGGTATCAATTAGGTACTTTGTCATGTTATAGCCATTCATATTGGTTATTGTCTGTCGTAAAACAGACGTGTTTGATGTTGAAAGTAGCAATGGCCCTTGAACAGCCAGAGCACGGTTTAGCCAAGCCACGTTGAAGCTTAGTGATAGATCCGGATTCATATTTGATCCTACTTATATATAACTTGCTCTTTGCAAGATCAGCAAGAGAGATGTGCTTCATAGCATTCTTGATAGCATCAACTTCGGCGTGCAGATAGATCGCACTCTCGTGTTTGGCAAAGCGCCTTTGAAATGGATGCGATTTATTCTGGTTAACACCGATGGCGATGATATCATTCTTGTACACGACTGCAGCTGCAAGTCTAGCATTAGATACAGGATCTAGTGCCTCTGCAACCTTATCGAGCATTGCCATGATAGTGTCTGGCTTCACGCAGTCACAAGAGCCCACTTTTGTACAGCAGGTTCGAAGTAAGTCTTCTTCTTACGAGCCGCCTTGATTACAGTAACAAATTCTAGTAGATGATTGTATGTGTCAAAATAGATAACTTCATCTATTTCGTCAGTATGCGAATTAAAGTCAATCATATGCAACTTCCTTTTCTACAAGATCCCTTGAGATCGATCCCACATTGCCCAGTAATCTTTACCATTCTTCAAAACCATAATCAGCTTAACATCTGGTTCAAGAGGATATCGACCATCAATTACGTCATCAATGTCAATACCCTTTGCAGTTAAAATATCATCATTCGTATGGATGTGGCCATTATTAGTCACGATCGTATATTCGTTGATCACTATTCAACCTCCTCTAGCCACTGCTTGATAGAGCCATACTTTAAATCAAAGTGCCACTCTAGACGCTCGTAACCATACCATGCAAGGTTTTCGGCTTCACCCTCAGCTTCGGCAATGATCTGGATAGCTCGCTCACGATTAATGAACTTAACGATCTGCATCGTGTCTTCAACACGAGCAACAAACTCGGAGAAGTTATGAAGCTCCTGGACACGCGCTTCATCGAGGAGCTTACTCAGCTTCACGGAGAGACGATCAAACTCAGCGTCAAACTCATTGATAGAATTAAACTGGGCAAGACTGCCAGTGGGACGGTACCCGTAGACATCCTTGAACAGGTCGGAGAAAACACTGCCGTCGTAGCTTCTAGTGGCAGCATTAATATCAGAGAGAGTCAAGAGGGTCGCCATGATCAATTTCCTTTGTTGTGATCAGCTTATATTATTATAATAAACCATTCTCAATTAAAGTACACAACTATTTTTGCAATTCGTACCATATTTTTCGCCAGTAGGCTTGAGCCCATTCAGACTTAGTGGATGCAATGACCTTCTCTACGGCCGTCAACCGGCGACGAAGGGTAGGATCTGTGATCGCAGGTCTCATTTAACTTACCTCAATATTTGAAATAGCAGTTCATGGCTCAAAAAGCCAGCTGCAAAGGCGCTGAGTGCTGCCATCCACGGTCGATCACCCCTTTTGATGTTGTACATCATAGCTGCCAGATTTACAAATAGTACGATGAATCCTATTACAAACATGACGATCTCCTAGAGGGTTAAACCGGTTGATTGCTTGATGTATTGACTAGCGACTTGGCTGTCAGTCTTAAACGAGCATATGATGATATGCATGGGGAATACCATGGTGATATCCTCAGGCGCAGAGAAGGCGTATGGCACTAGTCCAAGGCCTTGAGCACCCATCATGAATGTGACCGGCTTACGGACGTGAATTCCGTCCTCGGCCTTGGCCACGTATCGGCCGACGACCTCTTCACCAGAGGTTAGTTTTAGAGTTACGGTATCGCCTACCGTCAAGGGAGCTTGAATGAGCATGATATATCCTATTGTGCACTGATTACGTTGTTAGCCCAGTCCATGAAATCTAATTCAGCTGGATCTAGGGTATTTGGATTACTGCGATACTTATTCATCAACTCGCAGAACTTAAGCTCGACAGTGTGGATACCGTCAGCCGTGGTAGGGAAATCAAAGGTCTTGTATTCCATAATCATCTCTCCATTGCTACTATAGTTCATTATAGCACACGGATGAATTAATGTACACAACTATTTTGCGAGAGAACGAATATGCATCTCTGTGATCTTACAAGAAACCCATTTGTTGTAACTTTTATCAGAGAGCAAGGCATCCTCTTCGAAGATGAACTTAGTCTCATAGTACGAGCATTCGGTCCGACTCTTACATAGGCGGAGGATCTCGCGTTTAAACTCATGAGCACCAAAGGTCGCTACGTCAGCCTGCAGGTACTTTGAGGACCCATAGTACGTCTTCCAATCAGATTCCTTACGGTATTTCTTCTTCTTGCCCTTGACCATCTTGGTGGCTGCCAGGTGGAAGTACTTCCTACCGAGATAGTGTTTCCCAGTAGGAATATGGGTTATCCTATAGACGAACCCATACCACTTTTCAGGATCTTCGAATGGCTGACCAAAGTAGGTCCATGTCACTCTTCGTCGTCGATGTATTCAAACTCTAATTCATCTTCGTTCTCATTACCACAAAATGGGCAATACGTGACGGCTAGTTCATTAGAGATAGAGCTTACAACCTTATATTCGGAGCGACAGCTCTCGCAGAATATCCAATCATCGTTTTTCATCAGTGAGTCCCTTCAGCGTTGACAATTCGTTGATTGCACGCTGAAGGGCTTGGATCTCAACTCCCATATCGTGGAGGCCATGAGCATCTAAATTCTCAAGGAATACCTTAGCCATCTTCCAACAGATTTCTTCTCTGTCCCTCAGACTAGTTAAACGGTATTCGATCATAGAGTAAACCCTGCAAACGTGTTTTCATCAACGTCTTTATTTATGCCGCCAATTACGTAGCTGGTAATTTCTGTTTCTTGAGGAGCTACTTGTACGTCTGATCCTGAGATCCACTTCTGTGTCCATGGCAGTGGATTAGTACCGACAGACTTACCGTTTAGACCGATAGCAGCCATACGCTTATGACCGATCCACTCTACGTAGTCACATAGTAGCTGTTCATTGAGCCCGATCATCGAACCGTCTTTGAATAGGTACTTCGCCCACTCCTTTTCTTGGTCGATGACTGACTGAAACATCTGGACGCATTCAGCCTTTGTCTCTTCTGCAATCTTTGCAAACTCGGGGTCTTCTTTTGGAAGGATCTTGAGAAGCTGCTGTGTTCCTGCAAGGTGGACATTCTCGTCTCGAGCAATAAGTTTGATGATCTTTGCATTGCCCTCCATCTTCTTGACCTCAGCGAACGCCCATGAACATGCAAATGATACATAGAACCTTACTCCTTCCAGAGCATTAACAGCATTGAGACAGAGCCATAGAGCTGTCTTGTGATCATAGGTGAACGAAGGTAACGTGTTGATCGTCTTAATCTGCTGATTAAACCAGATCAACTCATCGTAGTATTTGCTGATATCGGAGGCGCAATCTCCAATTGCCTCAATATCCAATAGTTGATCAAAGACAATCGACGGATCACTATAGACGTTGCGAATGATGTGAGTGTATGACCGAGAGTGGATTGTTTCAGAAAACGCCCAAGTCTGGATCCAGGTCTCCAATTCAGGTAGCGAACAGATAGGAAGGAAGGCAAGCGAAGGAGCTCTGCCTTGAACAGAATCCAGTAATATTTGCCTTTTGAGGTTACTAGTGAAGATGTGCTTTTCATGGTCAGATAACGCCTTAAAATCTTTTGAGTCACGAGATACATCGATCTCCTCTGGACGCCAGAAGAAACCCAGTTGTTGTTGAGTTAGTTTATCGAATGCAGGATATCGTTGTTTGTCGTAACGAGCAATGTTGACTGGCTTCCCAAAGAAGCAGTTCTGCTCAGTAGCATCAAACTTGGTATTTTCGAATACTGACATTAATTCTCCAGTTAAAATATGTTATTGATGATATCGTTTACAGTACCAATGATCCAGAAGCCTACCACCATTGCAATAAGAGCAGCAGCCGTCAATGCACCAAGTTGAAGTGCACCCACTGCAAGATCATGTAAGTCATCATTAGTATAGTTTACATGATGATATTGTGTTTCTTTTGTTTTTTTGACTTTAGGTGTAGAGGTGCGCTTGCCACTACTTGATTTTATACCCTTAGATACTGATCTAGTATATGTACCCCATACGTTCTTACCAGATCTTGTAGTAGTCGTCTTACCAGTTTTAGAATTCTGACTAGTAGTATATCTACCACTACCAGTAGAACTGCTACTACTTCTTGTTGTACCACCTTTAGAATTGATGGTAGTAGTATGTCTAGTGCCATCTGCACCAGTAGAAGATCGTCTCTTATACGCCATTTTGCTTGACTATCCATTGATACGGTACAGTTCTTTCAACAATAGTACCTTTAGCCTTTAGTGTTAGATTGATCCCAGTAGTAGTGTACGCCTTTGAGAAATCTACTACCTCGAAGTTAACACCCACATCATCCCAATTATCACTGTTAATACAAATAATGTCCCCAACGTTCAACTCCTTTAAATCTTGCATGACTCACAATCTTCCTCATCTGTTGCACCTTGAGCTAGTGGCTCTTCGAACTTAAACTCACCGGCACCGTCTAGTGTGTTATTATAGTATAGTGTCTTGATACCATACTTATAGCACATCAAGATATGCTTCAGCATCTCAGATAGTGGTATCTTCTCTTCAGGATAGAACTTAGGATTATAAGAGGTATTCGTAGAGATAGATTGGTCGATCCACTTTTGTAGGACGGCCATGATAGTGATATATCCTTCAGGACTCTTTTGATCCCATAGGAGTTCATATTTATTCTTTAGCTTCTTTACTTCAGGAACGACCTGCTTCAGTACACCGTCCTTAGACGCTTTGATAGAGACCAGAGCACGAGGAGGTTCGATACCGTTAGTAGAGTTAGAGACTTGAGCAGACGTCTCAGCAGGCATTAGAGCCATCAATGTAGAGTTACGGATACCGAACTCTTTAGCCTCTGTACGTAGTGTATCCCAGTCTTGAGTAGGTGCACGTGACGTGAGCTCATCGACTTCCTTCTTATATGTATCGATCGGCATTACACCATGACCGTACTTGGTCTCATTGCTCTTAGTGATCGAACCCTTCTCTTTAGCTAGATCGATAGAGGCCTTGATCAAGTAGTAGGACCATGCTTCTGCATACTCATCGATCATATCTAGATTAGGCTTAGTATAGCTCATATCATTCTTAGCCATCCAGTAGGCTAGATTAATGATACCTACACCGAGAGGGCGGCGGTTCATCGTAGAGAGGTACGCTGCCTGTACAGGATAGTCTTGATAGTCCAATAGAGCATCTAGTGCACGGACTGCAATAGTACAAGGCTTTTCAAAGTCAGATGGCTTCTTGATCTTACCCCAGTTGATAGCAGATAGAGTACACAGAGAGATCTCACCATCAGCATCATGGATATCATTTAAAGGCTTAGTAGGTAGTGTGATCTCTGCACATAGATTAGACATCCGAATAGGCGCCTTTGCAGCGATGAAGGATCCATGATCATTGGCATGGTCTACGTTCATCAGATAGATCCGACCAGTATCCTT